TCATAATTATGAGTATATGCCCATAGGTGAATTTCCAGACTTTGCATCTTGTCAAACACATATGATGAAAGAGGGGCACACAGAGGAAGAAGCCAAAAAGATATGCGGGAAGATGCAGGCTGATTCGGAAGGACATAAGGACAAATCCAAGATGTCTGCATTTATGGCGTTCCCACAGGATATGGTAAACTTCACGGAATGCCCGCGCACAGGAGATACCATCTTTCATGGCGTTACCCTGATGGCAGAAGGAACATGGACGGATTCACTTAACAAGAAACCGCTGACATATTCTGCTGATGAGATCGCAAGGATGTCATTTAAGAAAACATCGTTCAAGGCACAGCATGATATTTATGGTGAACTCCCGCTTACGAACGAAATTGGAATTATCGAGAAAGCCACATTATCCCTGAACCCGGCGACATGGAAAGGCGATGTCAGGATATACCCCACGGCATTAGGTAAAGATATTGCCACGCTGATAAAGCGCAAGCAGATCACTGACATTTCACCAGAGTTCTTTTTTGAAGAAATCCGCGAAGGCTCGAAACCAGCCGGAATTACGTTCATGGGTGCAGCCACGGTACGCAAGGGCGCATGTCGTGTCTGTACTTTCAATGAAGGAGAATCTGAAATGGCAGATGCCAAATTTTCAAAAGAACACATGAAAGAAGTTCTTGCAGATATGCAATCACACCCCGACATGATGGACGATGACATGAAATCCATGATGAAAGGGATGATGAATAAAGAAATGCCGAAAGGCATGAACGAAGGAGATACGAAAACAATGACAGAAGGAACACCACCTACCGGTGGCACTGCTGCTAATGGTGGTGCTACTGTGGAATTGAGTCCTGACCAGAAGGCGCAAATCGCCATGCTTGAACAGGAAGTACAAAATAAACAGAAAGCAGATTCAAATGCATTTCTGGCAGAATTTGAAAATATGAAAAAAGAAAACACACTTCTAAAAGAACAGGTTGCAACTCTGGCAAAACGGCTTTCAAACACTGAGTTTGAGAAACGGGTTGCAGAACTGGAACGCCAGACAAGAGCAATCTCAAGTCAGCCCCAGATACATACAACCATCACCACTTCGCGTGGAGCACATAGAACCGTTGCTGAACTCGGAAGCGGGGACTTCCCGAACTATTCCGTAAGAGATTTCGGAAGTGATTAAACATGGCGGATATAACGGCATTTCCAACAATAAGAAACGTACTCTGGCAGGGCAATAACCTGATTCAGATGACTGCAACCACAGCAGTAAAAGCCGGACAGGTTGTGGCAATAAACGCAACTGGTGTCAGTATGGCAGTTGATCCAGCAGTTGCAACTGGTAAAGCAATCGGAGTTGCATTATATGATGCAGCAGCCGGGGAGGAAGTTACAATAGCTGGCCCAGGGTGCATTGTATATGTAGCAAATGCGGACGATACCAGTACATTTGATGCAGGCGATTATCTTGAGACGAATGATAACACCGTCGGTGGGACTGTCAGCGTGGCGGCAGTGGCTGCAACTGGTGGCGCGACTGTAACAAGCCATTTTGATGTAATCGGTGTTGCCCTCGATGACATCGCAGCGAGCGGAACAGGTAGAATGCTGATACAGCCAATAGCCCTCACACAGGCAAATAGCAGCTAAGGAGGACAAAACATGAGCGAAAGAGAAATAAACGTAGAACCAATGATGCACAGACCGCCAATCGGTAATGACATCCATGTAAGAACCCTTGCTGCAATGCTTGAAATATACAAGATTGATCAGAAAGGCGAACGAATCGGTAGCCGGGAACGAAGGAAACTTGTTCTTGGACTCCCGGCAGAACTTGGAGGGTATAAAATTGATGACTTCCTCAAGGATGACCCGACAGTAGATCCCCGCCCGGCAGCAGAGTTGCTTTTAACCGATGCGATAGAATCAACATCGCTTCTGAACGAAGAGGTCTTGAGAACCGTCATCGCAGGCGCAGAGAAATTCAAGATCATCCGTGACAGCGGTGTGCCTGTGTATAAAACCTCATCGAATGCCCTGCGTGTACCGCTCGGAGAAGCTGAAATCAATGCACCAGTGGTCAGCGAAGGCGCGCCAATCCCCGACAGAACCCAGGACTATGGATTCAGGAACTTCACTATCGTAAAATACGGTATGAAGCCCAGGATATCATACGAAATGATCGAGGACGGGCTTGTCAATGTCGTGGCTGAAGAAATATTCTTTGCAGGTGCGGCAGTTGAGAATAGGCTGAACAAGGACGCTATCATGAACCTTGTAGCGAACAAGGGCAATGTAAACACCTATGCAGCCGGCAGAACATCAGCAACCGCGGGCAATTCTCTGCCAAACATCATGCAGACAAAAGCTCTCCTGAAAGCAGATGGATTCTTTGCAGACACCATCATCATGTGTACTGATATGGAATATGATCTGCAACAGAACGCAAATGTTTTGCAGGCAGAACGGTTCGGCGGGTCTGAAGTAATCAGGAAAGGTATGATCCCCACATTCCTTGGCATGAATGTGTTCGTGACAGATAACGGTGCGGATACGGCAGCCAACTGGAGATATACCACAGACAACGACACGGCAGCTATAGTGATGGAGGCCAGACGTGGATGCGGTATAGCCATGCGCAGAGATCGCACCGTCAAGAAGTTCGATGATGTTGAGAAAGAACTTCAGGGCATCACTGTGACCATGCGTAGTGATGTAAGTTACCTCCATGCGAATGCAGTTGGAACCGTAACCTACCAGAGCTCGTAAATCCTTGAATAATTGAGGGGCATTCCCCTCTTTTCCCTTTTTTTCAAGGTAAACATGCTCACATCCAGAACCGAGAAGGAACTTTCAGCACAATGGCAGAGGGAGCGCGAGCGTGCGCTCAAGGACAGCACAGGTATAGCAACCACGGGACTTTATGGGCTTGACGATTTACATATTACTACAGAAGGCAACGGCATCAATGACCCTGACACGTATCGTATTGACACTACTCCGATTGACGCTAATACCTCACCAAAAGTAAACAAAGTCGATATCAGACAAAGACCGGAGTGTGGAAATTGAGCGTTCTATCAGTGGCAGAATTTAATAAACAGACTGGCAGTGGACGATATGCTGATGTTGTAATCCAGGAAATCATTGATCAGGCCGAGCGTGAAATACAGGGATGGATTGACCTATATAATCTGCCCGCCACAGTCACGAAAGCAGGTTCATCATTGTTATCAAAAGCTGGATATTATGAACGCCTATTCATGGATGGCGCATTACCAGGCGAATCCGGCGCAAAGTATTATGGGCTCGATAGGAAAGCAAACGATCTAAGAACCGCGGCAAAAGCGTTATATTTTGCGACAGAAGATGCTGCGGTTGTGGCTGCTTCAGTAACCCCCAATTATAGTGTTAAGGTGGCGAATAGCTAATGGAACCTCAATTCATCATTGACCGGATAGATACGATGGATAATAACATCAATCAGCGCATGGATACGATGGAATCAAATATGAAAGATCATTTATCAATGTGCCAAAACTTGTGCGGAACCCGGTTATCTCATGCCGAAAGTGAGATTACCAAGCTCCATCAGAGGCTGAACAATCATGCAAAATCTATTGATTGTGTCTGCAAATTTAAAAACGAAGAAGAAGGATTCCGGAAAGCAACGAAGTTTTATATGAGTTTAATGACGATCATGATTGCTGGTTTAGGATTAATAATTGCATTCTACAGGTGATATAAATGAAAACTAAAATATCGGTGATACTTATCACCATAATAATGCTTGCTTTCACAGCAAGCGCATACGTCCCTCCTGAACTCAGGACGGATGAATACATGAACGAATATGAAGTCGTCAAATTATCTCTGGCTGCGTATGATGCAGGAACAAGGGATAAGTGGGTTATGGATGTCCTTGAGGACGCAGTAATTCATCACACGAATAGCGGGCGAGCTGTGAATAATTACCAGCAACTCAGACAATGGTTACAAAAAGTCGAGAACCAGAAAAGCGGAAGGATAACTCCAATCGTAACTAATCCAGAGAATCTTGCAATTAAGTATGCAAATGAAGGCAATGGCTTGTGCAGAGGGTATGATCAAGAATGTAAAAGGAAGGTGAATTAAGATGGTAGAACCAATAATTATTCTCCTTGTAATAGGAGCATTCGGCGGGATTGTCCGAACATATCTTGGATATGAAACACAAGCTGATAAAGACGAAGCATTCAATTATCACAAAGCCATGAAGTCAGTAATCAGGGGTGCATTGTTGGGGACCTCGTTAGTCATGGGCGCAACATACCTGACACAGGGATCAATCACGACCACAACTTATGTGCTGGCGTTATTTGTGGCAATAGGCACCGATGTTGTAACAAAAGAAGGATATGGTGTTGCAAAGGCGGCAATAAAATGAGTATACCGGGGCTCGTCATACTTTGTATTACATCATTATTATTGCTAATTCCAATAGCAGGAGCAACGTATGACGTAGTTTCTGGCATTGCTTCAAACAACACGGTATTCACAACCTCAGCGTCATACCAGGAACTGCACAATATCAGTCTTGCAACAGGCAACGGTACAACATTCCTGAAAGCTTCCTGGGATGCTCAGGTGAACTTCACCGTGCCTCTGTACGGGCGGTTCATGCGCGATGGTGTATCATTGGGCAGGTTCAACCTTACGCAGTCCGTGTACGCTCAGGTGGGTGCATATGAGATAGCATTCAATGAGACTACAGGGACACATCAATATGGCTTTGAAGTGTACTCGAATAGGAGGGGTTCAATCTATTCTCGCAATTTCTCGGCAGTGTTCTTAAAGAACGGCACTTATGGTAGTGGTGGCGCCGGTGCAGGGAATGTTTCAAGTGTGACTGGCGCACCAGCAGGGGTTTTGGATTGCACAGGAACAGATGATATTACGTGTACCCTCACACCCACAGGCACGAACTTCAGGAATGATACGATTTCCACACATACCTCACAAATATCCACATTGCAGGGAAACGATACAGCAGATAGGGCTTATGTGAATAATACTTTCCTTCCCATTACTACTTATTCAGGCAACTATCCGAACGCCACGGTTGCAGGATATGCTGGTAACTATCCCAATTCTTCACTTGTAAATTATTTATTGACATCTACTTACGCAGGAAATTTCCCGAACGGGTCATTGGGTAACTATCTTTTAACTTCCAACTTTCAAACGAACTTCAATACCTCTTTTCATCTTGAGATACCACAATGTACTGGGGGGCAAAAACTTAATTCAACCGATGGTGAGACTATAATTTGTGACACTGACTCAACTGGTGCGGCAGGAGGAAATGTATCATCGGTAACTGCAAACTCGCCCCTTAGCTATACTGGGACGACTGATGTAGTGATATCGGACACGAGAACAAATTATCAGAACACAACAGTTCAAAACAATTTAATTAACTGGAACGCTACTTATAACGACTCCTATAATACGTTATTGACGAATGCCCCAAATACCACTGTTTCTAATAATCTCATAAATTGGAACGCTACTTACAACGTAACTTATGCTATTGGCGGCGGTGCTTTATCATTCTCGAATGGAACAAATAATATTACAGTAGGCTCTAAAGCTAAGAAGAGAATGGTCACTGCTGGAACCATAACGGCATTATATGTCAATCAGACACTTGATAATACTTGCAGTGGTAATATCACAGTTTCACGATCTGGTGTGAATTTAGCATATCTGGTTTGGGCAAGTGTCGCTAATGCTTCAAGTACTGGACTGAGTGCATCATTCAATCAAGGAGATTGGCTGTTATACAATATGACCGAGAATACAGGCTGTAAGGATCTTACTTTTGAACAAGTACACACCAAATCATGAGCAAAGAAGATATCCAGAAGCAGATCAAACATTTCGAGATGGTACGAGATTCCGCGGAATTTACGATCAAGCAGTTAGAAAAACAGTTACAGGAAGCATCATGAGATCAGAACCGTTATTAACTCCACTCCTATCCAGAGCTATTTTTTTGATCCTGATCTCTTTACTCATTGCTCCTGTATCCGCAATGACTACAACATACTCTTGGACATTTCCATCAAATCAAGAAAGCTGGGTAATCACTTCGCCAATCGAAAATGATTGTAATACCGCATCATCGTGTTCGACTTCTGAAGGCTGGAATACAACTGCACCTACAAGCATATTTCATTATATGTCATCAGTAACAACAAGCGATAGAACAACATCAAGTTCTTCTCAATCTCCGGTATTCTCATGGATTAATGGAACCCCAACACAAGTGCTTCTTAACTTTTCTTACCGTGCGAATATGTCTGGTACAGCATCGTCTGTTAATCCAGTTGCTTTAATTTTCAAGCCGGATGGAACATTTACAACAGTTTGGACGACAACAACAAAAACTTCAAATACTCCGTGGACTGACGTAAATATCAGTATCGTTACCAATAACTTTTCACAATCAGGTAATTATAAAATAATTCTTAATGCATCTCTTTTTGGAACAAATAACCCATCGACTTCTGGTATAAACTGGGACTCAGTTTTCTTAACCTTGATATGGACTCCACAACCATCTATTCCTCCTGCTCCAATTAATATCGGAAGTGTATGCGGTTATACATGGTGTAATACTACATGGGCAGCAGGAATTGGTAATGTTACAGATGGATTTAATGTGACCGTGAACGGAAGCTGGTATAATCGAACATTTCCTTATTATAATACTACTTTGGAAAATGGCGGATGGTCAAACGTAACCGTACAATCTTATAATAGTAGTGGTGAAGGCTCGCGGAACTCAACCACAATATCACTTAATAGTCAAACTCTTCGTAATTATGTTCCTGTTAAAAAGTCATTAACAACTCAGATAAGCAATGATACTGAATATATTTATGCTCCTGGGACAGATGTTGTCTGGTCGCAATTTACCTCTACAATTAATGGAACCGGAACATACAATCTTAGTTATGACTTCCATCGTGTAGGCGGTTCAATAGCGCAGAACGTGCATTGGGAAAAAAATGGAGTAAATATAACTGGATTATCAGGACTATTATTTGATGATGAGTACACTACATATACGAGTAATATTACAGGGTTGTTTAATGACACCGACACAATAAGTTTAGTTGGTACTTCATCAGCTGGGAATATTTATATCAGAAATGTAAGAATGAAATATGATTATGTTTATCCTCCTTTTCCAGAATATGATACAAATTATGTTTATTCAAACTATACAACAATAATGATTCCTGATGCACCATTTATTGATTCT